GTTCGGCTCCATACAAATTGTACGAGACGTCTTAATGTCCTTAGGGACAAAGAGTAGTGTGGCTATTTCTTCGCTACACTCAACCGCACTGGTCCATCTGTAAGGGTCCGGGAGGACCCTTTCTGGATGGAACCCCATCTCTCCACCGACTTCATATTTTGCAAAGAAGCCGGAGAAAAGAATGCGATCTAACCGCGGATTGAATAGCAAGTTATTGGTTTTCGCTATCGTTCCGCGCACCTTCTTTTCCGAAACAGCTCCTGGGCCAAATTTTGGCCACAGACCATAGGAGAATGATTCCTCCTGTAGCATACTGTTCGGGATAAGGGCCTTGATGATGTGTCTTAATTGAAAGACAAGATGATCATCAAGTGTAAGATCGGCCAGCCGTTGCTCGACCCCTTCCCAACCGCGTAACGCGACGGGATTCATTTCATCGTCGTCATACTCTAGCTTCTTTCCGAACCAAAGGAAAGTGAGTATGAAAGCGAGAATTTGAGGGTCTCCAGTTCTGTACCATGTGAGATACTCTTTAAATATAGGAGTATCTTTCATCTCAGGTACCCAAGTTCCAGTTATGGAACCGGGATTCATAAGAGTAGTCGATGAGACAATCTTATGAGCCAGAGCTGAATACGAGACGATCAACTCTTTTAAAGGAGTTGAAAGAACCTTCTTGCGAAAACGCAGGAAAGTTCGACAGGGTTGCAAAACCCTACGTTTCTCGTTGAGTGGGCTGTCTGCGATTGCACGCATCCAAAGCTCGAGGTAGCGCGAAATCTGATGAAGATTGCGCCTAGCTTTTGACACGTCTAGATGGGAAACCTCAGCTACGCTAAATGAAACTTTAACGTAGCCGTCCGAGGCACGGAGCATGCCCCGGCTCACCAATCTACCCGAAGATGTCTACGCGACCGTTGAGAAGTGCTGTCAACGGTGCGAAGTCGGGAACTTCGGCGGTTATGGTACCTAAAAAGTACCCGAACGCGTTGCAAAGTTCCACGGCAACATCCGCGGCCTCCACGAGGTCATCGTGATGGATGGTAATGGTCACTGCTGACGGCTTCACAGTCGGCGGCAGAGAAAGACCACTATCCCAAACCACGCGCGAGTTCGTCGCGAAGTTGAGCGAGTCGTGAACAACACCTTTGTTGTCCACAACGCTACGCACAGTGACGACCAGACGTGGCACATCCACGGCGACCTTGTCGGTCTCGTAGACGGCAACACGCGAGCCATCCGAACCACCGTTTTTACGCGGTGGAACCTGATGAAGCGCAGCAACATCGAGGATCTTGATGTCAACATCAGTCAACGTCCCCCCGGTGTTATCGATCGAGTAGGTATTGCTCATTTTTCCTTAGCCTTTCGCTATTGGAGGGTTATACCGCTTGACAGCGGTAGGGTTAAAATGCCCCGAATTGGGACGCTATCGCTTTGACAGAATCTGACAAAGTAGAGAGCCGCCAGTCAGCCACGAAGGTGGTCTGCTGGGGAGGCGGAAATCGTAACGACCAT